CGCATGGATGGAATTGCCGGTACCGTATAAGGAGGATACACAGGATGAATAAAGAAAACGCAGACGGTATCAGGGAACTGATTGAAAATTTTAAGAGGGAGGCTGTTGAGGAATATAAAAAAGAACATGGGGTCGGCTGGATCCCGTGTTCTGAGAGGATGCCGGAAGATATAGACAGAAGGTTCTTTATGTGTTTAGTGGAAAACCACTTGGAAGATCCGCCGATGATGTGCCAGTGCGAAGAAGAGTACGGTTTTGGCTTCTGGAAAGATATATACGATCCAGTAACACTTGGCTTTGTGGATTCTGAGTTTGAAACAATGGAAGAACTGGGCTATGAAAAAGTCCTATATTGGATGCCTTTACCAGAACCGCCAGAAAGTGAGGAAGAATAATGGTATCAAATAAGATTATTGAGGTCTTAAATGAGATCTGCAACAAATTCGTTCTTGCAATCGACTGGACGAGCAAGAACGTGCAGCCGTATTTGCAGGAGCTGATAGCAAAATGCGTGGCGTATAAATTTGCAACTAGCATCTTGTGGCTGATATTCGGAATTCTTGTTTGCACTATAGGCGGTGTGCTTGCAAAAATGGCAGTTGGTAGTTGGAAGAAATACAACGAAGAAGGACCAATATCCGATTACGAGATGTACTGTGCAATTCAAGGTATTGCAAGTGGCACCCTTCTCACTGTTGGAATTGTCATGGTTGTATGCAACATTACCACAATGATCACTTGTAAGACGTTCCCGGAAAAAGTGGTGCTGGATATGATAACCCAGTACATGAAAGGTTAGCAACATGGTGGCGATGATAACATTAGCCGGAATGCTGCAATGGAAATTGTGAAAAGAGGTGGAGTTGATGCTTAAACCAAGAGTAAGAGCTAGAGATTTTGAAAAATTCGGATTCAAGCGGTGCAAAGGAATCCCGAAGAGCAGCGAATGTTACTATCTCTGCGTTGCGCGTGGAATGAAAATGCTGTTCGTCAGTGATTACGTTTTTGCGATCAATGATTGGAGATCTGATGATCCACGTATTCACAAAGATGCGAATTTCCGGTACCGAGATCACAGGGATGCTCTGGACATCGTGTATGAGTTGATTAAGAGCGGAATGCTGAGAAGTGAATGGGAGGAAGTATGAGGAGACTAATTGACGCAGATTTACTGATGAGAAAATGCGAGAAATGGTTAAAACCGAAAGCACCAGACGAAGATGAAATGGTTTCGTTGACAAATATTGCGGTATCCATGCTTATGGAAATAGAAGAACAGCCGACAGCGTTTGATGCAGAGAAGGTCATCGAAAAGTTACAAGTACTATCCGATAAGGCAGATGATGATATAGCTGTCTGCGAAGCGGATACGTGCCAGTATTATGACGGATACGGAGATGGACTAGATAGAGCCATCAAAATTGTGAAACGAGGTGGAAGAGATGAAGAATAAAGAGAAGTATGAAAAGCAGATACTTACTTTTGCGTGCAAGAGCGAAAGTTTTGGCTTTGATGAAGAAACACGTGAAATTGAAGAGTGTATACATATAAAATGCACAAAATGTAAGTTTGATGCACCAGGTAAAACGTGTGAAGAACAAAGACGCGAATGGGTAGAATCCGAATACGTTCAAAAGTTAGTGATAAGCAAGAAGGATAGGGCATTTTTGGAGTATCTTGACACAAAAATAAATTATATAGCTAGGGATATAGATGGTGGTTTGTTCGCCTACATCAGCAAACCACATAAACTTATTAACTTTTGGGAAAGTAGTGAGTGTGAATCAGGCAAAAACCTAAAATTCTTTAAGTTGGATTTCCCAATGGTCAAATGGTCAGATGAAGATCCGTGGCTTATCGAGGATCTGAAAAAGCTGGAGGTAGTTAAAAAATATGAATAGAGAAATACTTTTCAGAGCGAAACATATTCATACAATTCCGGGTAATGAGCATCTCAACGGAACATGGGTACATGGCTATCTTAGTGACAAGAATCATATCTATGATAAAAGCCTTTATGGTGAACTCCTTGTTGATGAAAATACAATCTGCCAGTACACCGGTGAAAAGGACAAGAACGGGCAGAAAATCTATGAGGGAGATATTCTGGAAGCACACCTTGATGATTCCTTTCCTGAGAATGTTACGAGGGTGCGTGTGACTTGGGAAAACATGAAATGGTGTCTGGTACAGAAAGGGATGATTCCAGACCCATTCGAAACAGGAGAAGGGAAAGCCTGGGAAGTGATCGGGAATATCTTCGACAACCCAGAATTGATAGGAGAGACAAAAGATGGCGAAAGTAGATAAAGAATACACTTGGAGAATGCAGGGAATGACGCATGCACTGGAAGTCGTCCGTGAAAACGGCGTTGAAGCGCTTGCTAAAGAGGTCAAAATGCGCGGATTTACAAGGGTACCGCTTGGAGTCCCGGACAGTGAGTGGAGACGTTTTGTCGATGTAATTTCCACAAACTTGTATAACATGGCAATCACAACAGCAGCAATGGCGCTGCATGATGGTTTTGGATTCGGCAAGGACAGGCTGAAGAAATGGAAGTCTGTTTTTGACAAGAAAGTAGAACATGCTATGAACATTGACTGGCTTGGCGAACACTATGTGAGTTTCGAGGATTACGCAAACTATCTGAACGAGTTGTATGACGTTGGTATAGACATTAATGTCCTTGCCAGAGTACAAAAGACGAACGATGCACTTATTCCTGGGTACAGACAGGCAAGCGTAGACAGAATAATGGAAATTCTCAAAGATGGCGGTTTTAACGAAGCTGCGGAATATCTGGACAAAAAGGTGAGATAGCCAAGTGTCAGCCTTGGTAAATGCTGACGAAAGGCAGGGAATATGAGAACACGTTTTTATAATCTTTGCAAAGGAGAAATCGATTTTTTGATCGAAAATTGTAATTTTACCGATGATGAACGCATATTAATAGAAATGGCAAGCAAAAGAAAAAGTGACATTGAAATTGCTGACAGACTCAGTATAAGCACTTCTTTAGTGACAAAACGAAAGAAAAAGATAATGGACAAAATTCTTGAGTTTCTGAAAGGAGATGTTTGTTTGACAACTATTTACGTGAACGGTCAACGTGTCGACAAGAAAGATCTTGAAAAAATGGAAATTCACATTGAAAGTGTAAAAAAGATTCTTTCTGAGAAATTGACAAAAAATAAATAGCAGTGTAGGATTGACCTGAATAGAGTTCAGGTCAATTTTATTAAAGGGGGAATTGACATGAACAAATTGAACGTAGGATACCTGCGGGTGTCGACTGAGGCACAGACAGAGAAATATGGTCTAGACTTACAGAAACAGAAGATTATAGAACGAGCAAATAAGGATGGAACCACCATTGATCGTTGGTATATCGATGGTGGCTATTCTGGAAGCAAGCTTGACCGCCCGGACATTCAAAGACTTCTGGAAGATGTAGAATTCGGGATCGTAAAATCTGTATATGTGTACAAACTTGATCGAATGAGCCGAGATACGATTGATGCTCTTACTTTGCTTTGCCGAACTTTGCCAAAATATGGTGTCAAATTAATATCTGCTACTGAAGAACTTCGAATAGATACCCCATCAGATAAATTCCTTACAAGTGTAACCGCTGTTGTTGGACAGTACGAACGGGAACTTATCTATATGAGGACCAGAGCTGGGATGGTTGAAAGAGTAAAAAAGGGACTCTGGATGGGCGGAGGACGAATTCCTTACGGATATTATTATGACCGCAACGATGGGATACTGCATGTTAAAAGCGGAGAATCAGAGAAAGTAATAGAAGCATATGAATTGTATCTGAAAGGTTATTCTTGTCAAAGGATTTCTGATTTACTCGACTTTTCATGTGATAAACATGTAAAAAATATTTTAACAAGCAAGGTATATTTAGGCTACATATTCTATAAAGGAAAATATTACAAAGGATTACACGAACCAATTGTTTCTGAAAAAATGTTTAACTCTGTTCATATTTTCATGAAGAAAAGAAGCTCGAATGCATATATAGGAAACAAATTTATGCTTTCCGGATTATGCTACTGTGGAAAATGCGGAGCAAGAATGAGATACAAAAAGTGGGGAAACTGTCATATCATGGAATGCTATTCAAGAGATGGCGGAAAACAACGCATGGTTCGAGATCCGAACTGTAAAAATTTACGCATGGACGCAAAAATGATCGAGCAAGAAGTTTCTGATTGTTTCCGGCGATTCATTGTGAATGTGAAGGCTGAAGAGAAAAAAGAAAATCAAAAATCCATTATTGAAAAGAAAATCAAAAAATCAATTGATAAGTTGAAAAAATTATACGCCCTGTATGGGGAAGGTGACAGTGATACATTACTTTCTGTTATACAGGAAGAGGAAAAAAGACAGAAATCATTAAAAACGGAATTAGAGGAATCTATCAGAGAGGAATCCGTAGATAGCAGCGTGAAAATAGAAAACATTCAAAGAGTTTCAACTATCTGGGATACTTTAACACCCAAAGAACAGAACAAAATTCTAAAAGAATGTGTGGAAAAAGTAGTCATAACTGATGGTGACATCGACATTCATTTTAATATTTCTTAATTTTTTCTCCTTACGAACTTCATCCCTATGAACGCAGTAAGGGGAGAACACAACATATTGACCAGAACTCTATTCAAATAACAATATATTGTGGAAATATTACTATTTGCTGACGGTTTGACCGTCTTTTTTTATGCGAAAATTCAACCATAAGGAGGCGGTCGAAATGTTTTCAGATGCTTTATTAACAAAGATATTTTCCGATGATCGTCTCAGACATGTACCGCTTGAATATCAATCAACAGTTATTCGTGTAGTGGAAGATGCCCTTGAAAAACGGTTCTATACGGAAAAACCATACGCTGAAAAAGAGGAAATTCTAAAAGAGTTATGTGAAAGGTAGGTAGATACCTATGTATGAAAATCCATATTTGCAGAATCCATACCTGCAACAACGGTTTTACCAACAGCCGCAGCAGTATCAACAGATGCAACAGCTTCAGCAACCGACTCAGCAAATCCAGCAGCCACAGTTTCAGTCACAGCAATTACCGCAGTTGATTGGAAGACCAGTAAACCAAGTAGAAGAAATAACGGCAAACGATGTCCCAATGAACGCTCCGTATGCACTTTTTCCGAAATCCGACCTTTCGGAAATCTATCTGAAATCCTGGACAGCTAACGGAACGATTCAAACCATAGCCTTTAAACCCGTTCAAATGAATCAGGCTGACAATTCCTTACGCAATCAGTCAGAATTGAAAATAGGGCTAACTGAGGACGTCACACAGGCACTTATGAGCCAGTTTGAAGAATTAAAAAACAAGATAGATCGGTTGGAACAGTCGGTATCTGGAAGCTCAGGTGCCGTAAGAACAAAATCGAAAACTTCCACAACTAAAAAGGATGGTGAAAGTGAATGAATCCGATGAATTTTTTTCAAATGCTTAAAGGTGGAAATCCGCAGCAGTTTTTAAAACAAATGATGGGAAATAACCAGATCATGAGCAATCCTATGGCACAGAACGCAATCAACATGGCTCAGAAAGGTGACATGAAGGGGATAGAAACACTGGCAAGAAATCTGGGGAAAGAAAAGGGTATAAACCCTGACGATCTTATGAATGAGATCAAAAAGAAAATGAATATGTAGCATATTAGAGGTTGTGCACAAAAACGAAGTACCTCTTTATGAATAAAATTTTCCAAGGAGGAATAAGGTATGTTTAATTCAAACAATGCGCCTTTTACAATGCCTGTAATGCCGGCAACCGGTTATTCCGACAGTAATGGAGCATGGGGAGACGGTGGATGGTTATGGATCATCGTAGTTTTCGCATTGCTTTTTGGATGGGGTAACAATGGCTGGGGCGGCTTTGGTAGTGGAAATGGTAGTGGATACGTCGCTACAGCTGCTACACAGGCGGACATTCAGCGCGGATTTGATAATCAGGCGGTTATCAGCAAGCTGGACGGCATTAACAACGGGCTGTGTGATGGATTCTACACTCAGAACACTGCTCTCATGAATGGTTTCCATGGCGTAGACAATGCAATTTGCAATCTGGGATACCAGACACAGCAGGGATTCAACAATACAAATGTTGCCCTTATGCAGGGACAGAATGCATTGCAGGCACAGTTAGCTGATTGCTGCTGCCAGAACCGTGAAGCAATCGCTCAGGTCAGATACGACATGGCTCATGACACATGTGCCCTGCAGAACACCATGAACACTAACACACGCGATATCATTGAAAGTCAGAACGCAGGAACCCGTGCAATCCTTGACTATCTCTGCCAGGAAAAAATCTCTACTCTGCAGGCTGAGAACAACGACCTCAGACGTGCTGCTTCTCAGGACCGTCAGAGCGCACTGCTCACAACTCAGATGGCTGCTCAGGCACAGCAGATCATCAACGCTGTGAATCCTGCTCCTATTCCGTCATATCAAGTTCCTAACCCGAATGCATATTACGGATGCGGATGTGGAAGCGGTTGTGGATGCTGACAAATGAATAACTTGTAACTTAACCAATTTGTGGTTATGTCTGCTATAAGCAGTTTTACAACAAAAGGGCAGACTTAACGGTTTGCCCTTACTTTTATTTATGGAGGTATGATTTATGGCTGAATTTGTAGCTGTTTCTGCACAGGAAGTTGCAGCAAACGAAAATGTTATTTTTACTAATACAGCAGTATCAGGTAGTAACTGTATAAAACACCGGGAGGGATCCGGCATTGTTACTCTTCGTGGATTGACAAACCAGTGTCGCGCAAGATACTTTGTTGATTTTTCTGGCAATATTTCTATTCCAACTGGTGGTGCGGTTGGTGCAATATCTCTGGCAATCGCGATCAGCGGCGAACCGGTGCTTTCGTCTCAGATGATAAGCACACCGGCAGCTATTGACCAGTACAACAATGTGTCTTCCGGTGTCTATATTGATGTGCCGGCTGGATGTTGTGTAAATATTGCAGTAAAGAACACAAGTACTCAGGCGATCAACGTAGCGAACGCAAACATTGTTGTTACAAGAGAAGCGTAAGGAGGGAATTTCAATGGATGTAAAGAGAATGCATGATATGATTGAGAAGCTTTCCGAATGTGCAAAAGCCGAACTGGATAAGGGGATAGAAAAACTGGATGTGTGTGAATTTGGTCAGGTAACTGATATGCTCAAAGATTTAGCGGAAGCGATGTATTACAGGACTCTAACGAACACCATGGAAGAATTCGATCCGGAATCCATGCTGGATGTCATGGACAGATACGGTGACCGCCGTTTCTACGACAATTACCGGTATTCCAACGGCAGATTTGCTCCGAAAGGTCGGGGAACCCGGATGGGATACGAAGATTACCCGCCATACTGGCATATGACCCCGGAGATGTACCGGATGGATGGTAAAGAATACAATCATGACCGCGATATTGACCGAAATAAGGGCAGAATGTATTACACCGAAGAGAAACCCGAGCGGAAGTATAACATGGCAAGAAGAGCCTATACGGAAGCCAGAGAGGGACATAAAGACAAGGATACCAGAATGCACGAATTGGAATCTTACATGTCTGAACTGAGTAAGGATGTTACGGATCTTATCGGTGAGATGTCCAACGAAGAAAGAACGCTTGCAAAGGCGAAGTTGAGTACATTAATCAGCAAAATGTAAAGGGGAGGGAACTTCGGTTCCCTCTTTTGGTGACTATATGGAATTTAAAATCAGAAACGAATCTTGGGTGATTCAATTTGTTCCGGCACAATCTCCAGAACTTCAAAAATCAGACGGTTCCTATACCATAGGAGTTACTGACCAATCAAACAACACTGTGTATCTCGCTGACCATTTAACGGGTCCCATGCTGGATCGTGTCCTTTGCCACGAACTGACCCATGCGGTTTGTATGACATACAATCTGTATATGCCAATTGAAACAGAAGAAAAACTATGTAATTTTATGTCTGACCACGGAAAAGAAATTATATACCTTTTGGACGATCTACTTTGTTCAATCTCTATTGCAGCATGATATTTCGCATGGTATAATATGGCAAACACATTTCAAAAAGGGGGAAAATTGAAAATGAAATGTCCATATTGTAACACAGAGAATCCGGACGGGCAGAAGTTCTGTGGAAACTGTGGAAAACCGATGATGGATTCACAGCCACGACAGAACAGTTGGATTGATGACAGGCAACAGGTACAAAGGATGCCTAAATTTTACGAATTAACTTGGGTGATTATCCTTGCGTGTATTTTTATACCGCCGTTGGGGATTATATTCCTGTGGATGTCCAAAAGACCAAAAAGTGGAATTGCCAGAGTACTGCTGACTGTTTTTCTCGGAGCTTACATTTTACCGTGGCTTGCCGGTGTCGTTGTGTCAACAGAAAACAAGACAGAAAGTAGTGCGGAAGAATCATCTGTAGAAGAATCTACAGAAGAGGACAGCAAAGAGCAGGAAGAAAGCAAAGCCGAAAAGACAACAAAGTTTACACCAGAAGAATTAAAATCCGATTGTGAAGAATTCAATTACAAGGATGTAATGAGAAATCCAGATGATTACATCGGTAAGAAATTCAAGGTAACAGCGGAAATTTCAACTGTTTCTGATTCTTGGGGAGCAAAATATTACAAGGTTTATGATGATGCTGACGGAAGCGGATATTATTTCAGTAATATGATGTACATGATCGATAAACGTTCTGAAGAAGATGATAGCTATATCAGACTTCTTGAAGGAGATGTGGTAACGTTTTACGGAGAGTTTACCGGTCTTTCTGGGTCCGAAAACAGCATAACCGGAGAAAAGAGCGAGGAGATGTCGCTGGATGTTTACTATGCGGAATTAGTTAGTGAATAATGCAGGAATAAAAGGAGAAAATACTATGAGTGGAATTTGATTATGACTTTATGTACAGGTGG